CACCTTTTTCTATTGTTGGTACAACAAGTGTTGGTTCTGAAATTAGGATTCCTGAAGCTACTACAAATGGTGCAAACTATGTTGGATTCAAAGCACCAGATTCTTTAAGTGCTGATAAAGTATGGACACTTCCAAGTGCAGACGGAACTTCAGGACAAGTGCTTCAAACAAATGGAAGTGGGGTTTTGTCGTTCAGTTCAGTTTCCAGCGATTATGTTTTACTTGCTACAAGTACTGTAAGTGCTTCTTCGGCAATATCTTTTGATGGATATTTTTCATCTACTTATACAAATTATAAAATAATAGCCAATGATGTTTTTTCATCAACTAATGGAGCAAGATTTTATGTAAGATTAAGAAGAAGTAATGCAGACATTACTTCTTCAGATTATAACTGGGTATATGGTATTTTTTATCAAACTGGAAGTGGTTCTGGAACTGGTTCTGATAGTGGTGGTTTTAATGACAGCAAAGGTTATGTTGTACAAGGTGGAGTATATAATGGTGCAACTTATCCAATTTCTTTTGAAGCAAATATTATAAATCCATTAGGAACATCTGCTTATAAAACAATTAATGGTAATTATTTTCAACCATTTGAATATTCTCTTGGTCTAGAAGCTGTGGGATTATTTGGTTTGGTTTCAAAAAGTGCAACAACAGCAATATCAGGAGTAACATTTTATATGTCTGCTGGTAATATATCAGGAACATTTAAACTATACGGATTGAAATAATGAAAAAAACAATTATTACACCAGAAGGTATATTTGAAACAGAACTTACTTCTGAAGAAATAGCACAAAGAGAACAAGATGTTATCAAAGCTGAAGAAGATAGATTAGCTAGAGAAGAAAAGATTGCACAAGAAAAAGCTAGAAAAGAATCAGCTATTGCTAAGTTAAAAGCACTTGGTTTAACTGAAGAAGAAGTTAAGTCTATTCTTTAGGATATTTGGCTTTAACAGCTAAACAATCAGCAATATACTTATCTATTTGTGCTTGATCGCCTTTAACAATACCATCTAAATAATCTTTAAAGTCAGGGTATTCTTTTGATCTATTTGATTTAACTAGGTTTAATCTTTCAACTTCATTAGCTTTTGATTCTAATGCGTTAAGTTGAGTAATAGTTGGTTGTGCAATATCAAGATTCCATTCTTTAATGTAAGCACCATTACCATCGCTGTCATCTTGTAAGATAACATCTTTAAGAAAATCTATTTCTTTGTTTGCGTATATTTTTATTTTAGTTGTAAGTTGTGTCATAATTATATTAGTTTAAATCCAGTAAATACACAATATGAACTTCTTAGATTTCTTGCAGATGAATCATTATGATAAAAATAAACTTCGTAATAATCACCAGAAACACAAGTATCAACAATAGAAGTTTGTATTCCAATTTCATTAGTACCAGAATTTGAATGATATTGAGAACCATAAGCAGAACTACCACCATTTTTATATATATTAATAACAACAAATTTTTGATCTGTTAAATAGTCTAATGATAATTTAGCATTTAAAAAAACTTTTCCTGTAAAATTAGATGTAAATTTACTTGATGCAAATGTATTATCTGTATCAAAAAGTTCTGTTCCAAAAGTTACTTTAGTCCATGAAGAACCAGAAACAGATTGATCTGATGATGAATAGGCATTAAAACTTGGAGTATTCGTGGCAGAAGAACTTGCAAAGCTTAAAACCCCACTTCCATTTGTTTGAAGGAACTACTTAGGAAATTTAATCTTTACAGATTCTATTGATTTAAGCCAATTCTCAGTACCATTAACTTTATCCCAGTATAGCATATCAAGTTGGTCGGCTATTGAAGGGTATTGAGTTTGTCTGTCTCGCTGATATTGTTTGGCTTCGTATTCTGCTATGAGTTCTTGTTGTTTAGCCAGAATCTTATCAGCAGATATAGGTTTAGTTCCATTCTCCCAAACTAAAGTATTTATATCATCAGCAGATATTGACACTTGTGCAGTTGGATTTAAAGCTAGTATTGCTGTGCAAATATCTATTTTCATAATTAACCTTTAATTTCAAAAGCTGTTATTGATGCTGTTAAAGCATTAGCATTCCAACTAGTATTAAGGTATCCAGTAGTAGAACCAGTTACTTTCCAATAAACTTGATAAGTTAAAGAAGAAGTTGAACTTGGAGAATCTAAATAATTAAATGCCATAGGCATATTCATATAAGCTGTATTACTAAATTGACCAGAAAAATAACCAGTAGATGGTGCTATATTTGTTGCACCTCTATAAAGAGTAACTTCAATACTACCACCAGCTACAGTATTTTTAATTGTTGAATGAACCATAATATATATTTTATTTGATGCAGAAGAAGGAGTAATTGTAACTGATAAAGTGTTTGAAGCAGTAACATAAGATGTTGATGTTGTAGTTCTTTCTGTAGAATCTGTTGCTTGAATAACTTGAATAACTTGTCCAGCAGTAGCACCAGCACTTGCCCAAGAATTATCTCCTCTTAAAAATGTTGATGAAGATGGACTTCCAGTCGCAGACAGTTGTGTTATTCCAACAGAACTTGCGGGTAAACTACTACTGAACGACAAATTTCCAGCACCATCTGTCTTTAAGAACAAGAGTTTTGACTTTTTTTCAAATCTTTGACATAACTATTGCATGACTTTATTGATAATTGGAATAGTGATTGGAATGTATGTAGAATGGAAATGGCAAATCGCCAACAATGTAATTGAATCCATTAAACAACATTTAAACATTAAGTAGTATTGTCATCTATTTGCCTAAATACTCTTTGCAATAAACAATACTTTAAAAAAAGATCAGATCAAAATTTTTGCTCAAACAAATGTAATAAAAAGCACTTTTACGACAATAATAAAGATTTAATAAAGTTAAGACTAAAGTCGTCTTATAAAAAGTTTAGAAAACAAAGATTAAAAAAAGTAAAAGAAAATTACAAAATAAATAGAGAAAAAATATTAAAATATAGAAAAGGATATTACCAAAAAAATTCAGAACATATAAAACTTTATGTAAGAAATTGGAGAAAAACTAACAAAAAGATAACAAACTCATATAAAGCCAAAAGAAAATTAATGCAAAAAAATGCAATACCTAAATGGGCTAATCTTAAAAAGATTAAAGAAATATATGCTAAATGCCCAGATGGTTACCATGTAGATCATATTATACCAATTAATAGCAAAGTAGTTTGTGGTCTGCACGTTGAAAATAACTTACAGTATTTAACTGCATTTGATAACATAAGAAAAAAAAACAAATTTGTATTGAATTTTTAAATATTAATAACCATATACATAATAACAACAATGGAGATTAAAATGCTAAACTATTTTGACATAAAGAACTATTTTACTAAGTTCTACGCAGATGCTTTTGAAGATGCAAAATCATTTTGGAAGAACTACGCAGACACAGTAGAAAAATTCTACAAAAAATAACTTTATTAAAACACAATAATTTGATATTAATGCACCGAAATTAATGGAGTGCATTTTCAAACTTTGGATTGGTGGGTGTGTCTTGCTAAAGTCTTGCAAATGCTTAAAAGACAATGGCAAGAACACAGAACGAAGAACTAATATCTTTAAAGGGACATATCACAGGAATTAAGAGAGAAGTTAAACTGCTTGGTTGCTCGGTTTATAAATTAGAAAAGAAACTAGAAACTCTATTCTGGTCTATACTTTGTGGACTTGGTGCTTTGTCTTTGGCTTTGATTACTATTTTCTTAGCTAAGTAAGTATTGCTTATTTTAACAAATACAACTACTAGGTAGTTATGGACACAAGAAGGATTCTGGTTATTTCAGATTTGCACCTGCCTTATCATAGGCAAGATTCTTTTGATTTTCTAAAAGCATTAAAGAAGGAATACAAACCTACATTCGTAATGTCTATTGGTGATTTGCTAGACCATCACGCACTTAGTTTCCATGATTCAAACCCAGATTTATTTTCTGCTGGACATGAACTTGCTAAAGCAAAAGATTACATAAAAGAACTTGAATCAATATTTCCTGAATTAGTAGAAATAGATTCTAACCATTCATCAATGGTTTATAGACGAGCATTAAAACATGGTATGCCAAGAGCATATCTAAAAGAATATGGAGAATTTTTAGGAACTAAAAAATGGAAATGGTTTGATGATTTAACAGTAACACTTCCTAATAAACAAAGATGCTTATTTACTCATGGTCGTTCTGCTGATGTTTTAAAAGTATCACAAACAAATGGAATGAATTGTGTGCAGGGACATTTTCATACTAAGTTTAAAATTGAATACTGGGCTAATCCTGATAATCTTTTCTGGGGTATGCAAGTTGGTTGTTTAATAGACCAAAAGTCTTTAGCTTTTGAATATGCTAAGAATTTTAAAACTAGATTTATAATAGGAACTGGTCTAATAATAGATTCACAACCAAAGTTAGCACCTTGTGTTTTAAATAGAGATGGCAAATGGATAGGCAAGTTAGTTTAAAAGAATTACTGTTTTCTGAAACAGCTACAAGACTTGGAATAGATAATACTCCAACAGACCAAATATTAATTAATCTACAAACATTAATCTACGAAGTTATAACTCCAATCATAAATCAATTTGGCGACATCAAAATAACATCTGGTTATCGTTCTCCTGAATTATGCAAAGCCATTGGTTCTTCTGTTACATCTCAACACGCATTTGGTATGGCAGTTGATTGCGAAGTTTTAGGAGTGCCTAATAAAGAACTTGCTGACTGGGTAGTTAGTCATTTAGAATTTGACCAAGTTATTTTAGAATTTTGGAAACCAGAAGAAGCTAACTCAGGTTGGGTTCACATCTCATACAACAAAGGTAACAATCGTAAAATGTATTTAAGAGCATACAAAGCAAATAATAGAACAGTCTATGAAGTCTTATAAAAAACAAGTTGGTGGAAGCCACTACAAAAAATACAAGATTCAACCAGTTGAGTTTATCATCAAAAATAATATTGGATTTGTAGAAGGAAATATCATAAAGTATATTTTAAGATTTAAAGAGAAGGGTGGTGTTCAAGACTTGTTAAAAGCTAAACACTACATAGAACTACTTATAGATACAACTAAAAGTAAGTAATATCATTTAAACTGCTTTTAAGGCATTGTGGCTTTAAAAACGAGTATAATCCCATAAGAACTCTAATTGTTAAAAAATAGGGGTAATTTGAGGGTTTAAACACTATAAAAAGGAACATTTAAGGAACATTATGCAAACATACCCAATAACAACAATAGACCCAGATAATTCAGCTTATGTAGCTAGTATCACAACTTCTAGCCAAGCTAGTTCAGCAATAGCTACTGGTTCAGGAATGATAAGAATATCAACACAAGGAAACCACGTTCACTTAGCTTTTGGTGCTACACCAACTGCTTCTGTAACTACAAGTTTTTTTATGCCAACAAATTCTACAGAAATTTTTGCTTTTAAATCTGGTGAGAAGGTAGCTTTCATTGGCAGTTCTGCGGCAGGTTCTATTTCTATAATCGCAGTAGATTAATATGCTTCCAGCTTTAGGTGCTTTCGCACCACTTCTTAACACAGTCTTTAAATCAATAGAGAAATCTATTCCTGATAAAGATTTACAAGAGAAGTTAAAAGCTGACTTAAATATGCAACTTCTTACTTCTGGTACAGAAGAATTAAAAGCATCTGCAAGAATTATTGAAGCAGAAGCTAAAGCAGGTTGGTTTGCAAGTTCTTGGAGACCATTACTTATGTATATTTTAATTGGTATCTTAGTTCTTAACTATATTATCTCTCCTATTATTTTAGCTTTATTTTCTAAAAAGATTGGAATTGAATTACCTTCTGATGTTTGGACTTGTTTAAATATTGGACTTGGTGGTTATGTAGTTGGTAGATCAGGAGAATCTATTGCTAGAACTTTGGCATCAAGACCAAAACAAAACGATCAAGAAAATGGATAGTCTAAAGTTAAGCGATCAAACACAAGTATCTTTACCAATTAAAAACATAGTAGCTATTGTATCTGCTATCGTTGTTGCTGTTTGGACTTACTTTGGAATCGTTGAAAGACTTAATAGACTTGAAACTAATGAAAAGTTAATGGCACAAGACTTATTAAAGAAGGCAGAACAAACTCCTAAGAATCAAGAAATGTTTATGTTGATTGAGTATCAAGCGAAAGCAATAGACAAGCACTCAAAACAATTAGAAGAAAATGTTAATACTAAAGTTGTTATTCAACACCTTGAAAAGAAAATAGAGAAACTAGAAAAAGAATTAGATACATTAAGAGGAAAGTAATGGGTGAAATAATATTTGCTTTATTGATGTTCCTTAATGGTAATCTTGAAAACTACTCACCGAAAAATAACCTTGCAGATTGTTTAGAACAAAAACGTAAAGTAGAACGTGATGGCAATACAAGTTCTATAAGAATGGAATGTAAAGAAATAGAAGCTATTGTTGAGACTGATAAGTTTGGAGTTAAAAGAATTAAAGAGATTAAATCAAGATGAACTTCTATCTAGTTACCTATGCAATTAATTTTGTAAAGGTAAACCCTGATAATCTTAAAGAGGATATTGCTCACGTTAGATTTTTTGACAATGATAATTTTACAAATTCCTGTGCATTTCTAGCTTCATTAAAACAAGTTAAAAAATTAAGAGTTACTAGTGTTGAGTGGGAATTAGAAGAATGTAGCTGGTTTGATTACTATGATGATATTTCAAATACTATTCACTAAATCGGCAGTAGATAATATTCAATACCATCATTCCAAGTTTGAATCTTTGATTGTGGTAACAACCTTAATATTTGATCTACTGATTTAAACTTTAGACCATCTTTAAAAGCAAAGCATATTGTGTATTGAGTGTATCTACTATCGCAGAACATTTGGGCGAATGTAATATATTTCTTTAAATCTTTTAGTTTAAGTTTGTTGGAAGCTTTGACTTCCACGAAGAACTGGCTTTTACGTTGTTCGGTTTCTTTGGAGTAAACAAAGTAATCAGGTAAAGCACTAAGAATCCCAAGTTTATGAAAATAAGGGATAGGGGAATTATTAAAATCAGCATCATCATTAAAAAGAAGCTTTTTAAAATGAAAAGATTTAGTTTTACAATACTC